TCTCTGCTCGATCAGAAAATCCTCAAATCGGTGTCGGTGGGTTTTTTGCCGCTCGAGGCCGAGCCGCTCGACAAAGACAATCCTTGGGACGGCCTACGGGTGACGAAAGCCGAGCTCGTCGAATGCTCGGTGGTGCCGGTGCCGGCCAATCCTTCCGCAACCATGATCCGCGCGCTCGAGGCCTTGCCGCGCGAGACGAGAGCGAAGCTTGCCGCGTCAGGCGCCGCGCCGCTCGACTATGACCGCAAGGCCTTGCTCGCCGCGATCGGCAAACCCACCAAACCGAAAGCCATTGCCATGTCTTTGAAAGACAAGATCCGCGACAAGCGCGCCGAGATCGTGCGCCTTATGGATGAGATTGCGCCGCTAAATGAGCTCCTCGCCGGCGAGGGACTCAGCGCCGAGCAGGAAACCGAATTCGATGAGCTCGGCTCGACGCTCGCCGCCGCACAGGCCGCGCTCAATCGCCTCGAGATCGCGCAACGCTCGGCCGGCGGCGGCGCCGAGCCGGTGCCGGTGCGCTCCTCGATCGGCGGCGACCGCTTTCAGGCCATGCCGGGCACGCTAGGCGTGCCGACCGATCGCCGCTCGCTCGATCGGCTCTACGCCGAAGCCAAAGCGCCGAAAGAGCAGGCCGTCGACCTGCTGGCGAAATACCTCGCCGCACAGGTGATCGCCTTCAAGCAACGCTTGCCGCTCGATCGCGCCTTTGAGGTTGCCTATCCCGAGCGCGGCGATCTGCATATGCTCGGCCGCGGCCTGATGATCATGGAAAAGGCGGCGACGGCGCCGGCACAAACCACGGTGGCAGGCTGGGCGGCCGAGCTCGTGCAAACCGGTTATGGGCAATTCCTCGACGAGCTCGTGCCGGTCTCGATCTATGGCGGCCTCTCCAGCCTGGCCGGCGCCACAAGGTTTAGCTTTGGCTCTTTCGGCAAGATCGTCATACCGCGGCGCAACACGCCGACGCTCGGCCAGACCGGCGATCTCTCGGGCGCCTTCGTCGGCGAGGGCAAGCCGATCCCGGTCCGGCGCGGCATCCTTGGCAGCGTTACCCTGACGCCGAAAAAGATGGGCGTGATTTCCGAATTCACGCAGGAAATGGCAAAGCAATCGGTGCCGCAAATCGAGCAGATCATTCGTAACGGCATTGTCAACGACACCGGCATGTCGATTGACGCCGCCTTGCTCGACGCCAATGCGGAAACCGCGATCCGGCCGGCCGGTCTCGGCGTCGGCGTGGTTGCCATACCTGGCGCGGCCGGTGCCGACGAGGCGGCCTTGCGCACCGACCTGGCGGCGATTATCGCGCCGTTTATCAGCGCCAACGCGGCGGCGGGCCTGGCCTTCCTGATGAATCCCGGCGCCAAGCTTGCCTTGACGTTGATGACCAACGCCATGGGCATGCCATCCATGTTCTCGGTGCAGGCGGCCAACAACATGCTGGCCGGCTATCCATTGCTCTCCTCGACGATGGTGGCGGCGCATACCTTGTGGCTGGTGCGCTATGCCGATTTCGCCAGCGCGAATTCGGACACGCCGGAATTCTCGGTCTCGGATCAGGCAACCCTGCATGAGGTGGAAGGCTACGCCGCCGACATGACGGCCGGCGCCGAAGTCTTGCCGATCGCCACAGGCGCCGCCGGTGCCGGCGTGGTGGCAACGCCGGTGCGCTCACTATGGCAAACCGATTCACTCGCCTTGAGGATGATTCTGCCGATGGATTGGGCGATGCTGCGTAACGCCATGGTTCAGAAAGTCACCGCAACCACTTGGGGATGATCACTTGGGGCAAGGTGATCTCAGGCATAAGTCGGTGGTTTTCTAACCTGGCGCATTGCCCATAGCGCCGGCCGTCCAACCTCCCGGACGGCCGGCGCGCATTGAAAGGGACGGCATGCGCACTTTTCCGCTTTTCATTACCGCGGGCCCGATGGCGGGCCAGATCATCCCGGCGAGCGAGGCCATGATCGAGGAGGCGCGCGGCGCCGGCTATGGCATGCGGCCCGGCGTTGATGGCGTGCCGCCGCGGCACGATCGCTCGAAACCGCACAAGGCCGGCCAGGCTTTCGCCGCGGCCTATGCCGACCGGCAAATGCGCGCGGCGATGTTTGACGGCGAGGATCCACTGAACGCAGCGCGCGCCGCCGCGGTGGCGGCCTCGACGCCGGACACGACCGGCTATGTTCCGGGATCGGTGCCGGACAATGGCAAGAAGAAGCGCGGACGGCCCGCCAGGGCGAAAGATCAATCGGATGGCTGAGGCGCCTACAAAAACGCCGGGCCCGCTCAGGCGCCTTGGCAGCGCGCTTAAAAGCGCATTTGGGTTTTCCGGGCATCCCGGCCCGCTGGTGCCAGGCTACGGCGCCACAAGAGTCAATGACGGTTGGATCTCGTGCGCCTGGCCGATGAACTACGGCCAGGTAGGTTACGACCCGACCATGGCCGGCTATGACGACGTGGTTTATGCCTGCATTCAGCTCTATGCGCGGACGATCGCGCAGTTACCCGGCTATCACAAGCGCACCGGATCGGATGGCGGCGACGTGATCATTGACAATGATGCGCTCGCTCGGGTGCTCAAGGCGCCGAATCCCTATCAGACCAAATCGGATTTTCTCTACAATCTCGTTTGGGGACACCTTGAAACCGGCAACAGCTATGCGATCGGCACACGCAATGCGCGCTTTGAGGTGACGCGGCTCGATCTCGTCAATCCATGGTCAACCCGGCCGATCGTCAATCGCGAGACCGGCGACGTATTTTATTCGATCGGGACGAACGAGCTCGTCGACCCTCTGCTCGATCCCGGTCTCGGCGTGTCGCGCTGGATCCTACCGAGCGAGGACGTGATTCACGTGCGCTCGCATTGTCCCTATCATCCGCTGATCGGCGAATCGCCGTTGATCGCCGCCGGCGCCGCGGTGGCGATCCATGCCGGTAGCCAGGCCAATTTTGCCGCATTCCAAGCCAATCAAGGCCGGCCGTCCGGCGTGATCTATACCGACATGAAGATGACAAAGGCGCAAATCGACGAATTGCGCAACGCATGGAACGAAGCGACCAAAGGCAACCGGGCCGGCGGCACGCCGATCCTGACGAGCGGTTTGAAGTGGCAGCAAGTCACCGTCAACGCACAGGACGCCGAGACAGCCGATCAGATGAAACAGGCGGTTGCGGCAATCTCTCGGATTTTTGGCGTACCTCTTGCGCTCATCAATGACATGACCGGCGCCACGCAAACTAACACAGAGCAATTGATGGCAATGTGGCTCCGCCAAGGCCTCGGCTATGAGGTTGACGTGATCGAGGAGCAATTCGATCGGCTCTTTGAGATCCAACTTTCCAAAGACTATACCGAATTCGACGTCGAGGCCTTGCTGCGTCCCGATTGGAAAACTCGCATCGATGCACTGGCGAGGGGTGTGCAAGGCGCGATCTATGCGCCGAACGAAGCGCGCGCCAAGGAAGGCCTCAAGGCGGTGCCGAATGGCGATCAACCGCGGGTGCAACAACAGCTCGTTACCCTCGATTGGGAACCACCGGAACCGGCGGCGCCGGCCGGATCGAGCGATCCCGGCGGCGATGGCGGCGACGGGGCAGGGGACGGCACGGGAGACGGACAGGCCGGTGACGGTGGCGGCGGTGACGCCTCGAGCCAAAAGCTCTTTGCCGAATTCCTGTTGACGCGAGCGATCGAGAAGGCTCGCAAGGAGGCGGCGCCATGAAACCCGAGCAATTGCTCGAGATCGTCGGCAAGCAGATCGGCAAGCTCGAGGCCGAGATTTACAACGCGATCAATAAGCGGGATCTCGATATCGCCGATGTGGATTTGCGCGTTGTCGACCTGGCCGCGGCCGTCGAGCTGATCGATCCCGAGCCGCTCGAGGGCCCGCCAGGCGAGGAGGGCCCGCCAGGGCCGCCGGGACCGCGCGGCGCCGATGGCGTGTCGCTCGCATTCTTAGGCAAATGGTCCGATGAGCTCGAATATCGCCGCGGCGACGTCGTGGCATGGGATGGCGCCTCATGGGGATGTTGCCAGGCCACGGCCGCCGGCGATGAGCCGGGCACATGCGAGCAATGGGAAGTCATGGCATTGCGCGGCAATCGCGGCCGGCCAGGCGAGCCGGGACCGCGCGGCGAGCGCGGACCGGCCGGCGAGTGCGGACCGCCAGGCGCCAGGATCCTCTCTTGCTCGATCGATGAGGCGCACCGGCTCGTGTTCGCCGACGAGGATGGCGAGCTCGCCTTTGTCGACTTACAACCCGTTATGGAAGCGATCGCCGCCACCGTCGAGGCCGAGCTCGATCGGCGCCTCGAGGCGATCGAGGCGGCGTTGATCAGGGCGAAAATGCTATGAACCTGAAGCGCAAAACCTATGACCTGGCCGCGCTCGCCACCGACCTGCTCGATAGCGTCAAGACGCATTGCCGCGTCGATTTCGCCGATGATGACGCCTATCTGACGCAGGCCACCGGCCGGGCAATCGGTTTGATCGAACGCACCACGTCATTCTCGATCGCCGCCTCGTCATGGGATTGGCAACCGATGGGCTCGGCGCCGGATCCTTCTAATCCAACGTGGCAAGGCGAGGCCGGCAACCGGTGCGCCTGTAGCCTGGCGGGATGGCAGGCCTCGAGCGGTTGGCAGATCCCGGTCTGTCCGGTGACAGACTTTACCGCCTCGCTCATGCCGACCGGCGGCGGCACGGTGGCGGACATCACGGCCTCGCTCGAGATCGCCGGCATTATCGACCCGTCCCAATATGAGCGGCAATGGCTTGTGCTCGCCGATGGCGCCTCGATCGATGCCGGCAAGGTGACGGTGACGCTCGCCGCCGGCTTTGCCGACGAGGCAACGCTACCGCCTGGCGTGCTCGATATCGTCTTAAGGATGACGGCATACCTCTATGAGACGAGGGAATGGGCGGTGATCGAGGGCTTTGACTCGATCAATACGCGCCAGGTGCAAGCCTATGCCGCCTCGATCTCGACGGGATTATGGATCCCGGCATGCTAAAGGAGAGGCCGGCGCAAACCGGCACAGGTGCCGGACAGATTCTTTCGATCCGGCGCGAGAGCTCGATCACCACGCTTGCGGCCGCCGGCGCGCTCGACGCCGAGC